AACAGGAAACTATCATACGTATATAATATCATGTTCGTACTACGAGATCCCAGATATTTTTGAACCTTTTTAATTGTTTCAATATTTTGCTCTGTTTCATATGACTGAATAAAATAATTCAACACTTTATTTTTATTTGCTTCAAGTATCATACTAGATACAAATTTACGTCTATAAATATGTGTTTTGAACTGTTTATGGGTCTTAAAATATCTGTATAGAGAGTCAGCCATTTCTTCAATTTTATAGAAAAAAGGATTATCATTTTTATCGACTTTTATACCTCCATATAAAATCTGCCATGAAATTTTCTTAGCATCATCATATGAAGAATTATAGACATTATCAGCAAAATATTGGTGGAGTGATATATCTGTTGGGATGTCATATTTGAGTAATTTTGCAAGCAGCCTAAGATGAAATGCATCATAATCAAATTCAACTAACATTCCCTTATCAAATCTGGTCATAATTTGATTTCTTGTACCATCATTTTTGTTTAATGCACCAAAATTTATTCCACGAAATGTATTTGATGGGCGCCCTGTGGTTGTTAGTATATTGTAATTTGAGTGCCCATAACCGTTTTTGAATACTACATCGAACTTTCCTCTTTGAAGTTTCAGCCCTGGTTTCTCTAATTTTGCTAATGTTATTAATGCCTGATTGTACTTTATAAAACCTCTATCTATGGGTATTTTATGTTTAACTACTTCACTTAATTTATTTCTAGAATACTCCAGTACTTTTACTAATGGTACTATTTTATTCATACTAAATTCATTATGATTAAGCTCATATATGTGCTCAAAAACATAAGGCCTAGTAGTATCTTCTAATTTTACTTTGTTCAAATGACATAATAGTGATACATCATAGATGTTAGTAAATCCAGTAAGATGATAAAGTTCTTTCGCAGAATCTGTCCAAAACCTTTTCACTGATGATAGCAACGATACATCTAAATCTTTCCCTAAAGACTCAGAATGACTAAACACAATATCAATAATATTATCATCATATTGTAGTGTAGCAGAAACAATACTGCTTTCAGCAGGATGTTTTCTATAATCCTCATGTACTACTACAATTGCTACGTCTTTTCCGCTAATATTATCAACTAGACGTTGATATTCTTTTTGTGTTTCTATAACCAATTTTAAAACCTTTTTAATATATATTGTTTTATTTAGTCAAATTTAAGAATTTTTTCTTTATGTAGCTGTGTAGGTGGCAACAGTTCTGAGATGCCGGGCATTTTACCTTCTGCTTTTTTTAATACTTTTGAATTATAAAAAATCGCTTCTTCCTGTGTTCCTGAAACTTTCCAATTAATTGTAATAAATTGATAAGAATTAGTTGATGTGGGTACTGATACTTCTATAATTGGAGAATTCTTTTCTAATTTATTCCTAGCAAATGTTCTCTTAATAATATTACTTTTAAATTTTATATTCTTAGAGGTTTTATAAATTTGTTTTGGATAGACATCACGTGATTTTTCAGGTTTAAGTAATTGATAAATTTCTTGTTGTACTTTTTGTTTTCTCACAATTTGTTTATTATTCACATTTAATAAATACACTACTGCCTTAGACCTTAAATAATAAATACTGTATTCTTGCTCACGTCTTACAGACTCCTTATCATCTGAATATTTAAACTCACCAATTCTAGTTAAGAATGGCCCTTCTGATCTTTCTATTTGCGATTTATTTAAATTCATTAGAAATTATCCTCTTACTCTTCAAATTCAGAAGAACCAGGCATACTACCAGCCTCCGAAGTCGGCTCTCTAACCTCAGGGACATCAGATAATACTGAGTGGCCACTAGTCCATTCCTCCATATACTTTCCATAAGCTTTTAGAACACTAATTTTTGCAGCATCCATACTTGTCTTTTCACCCACAGATTCTTTTGCAGATTTATTTGTTACAGCTGTTACTTTTGTCTGCCAGCCCTCTGCATTAATTGTTTGTGTAATTCCCATTATAGAAAAATATGTTGATGGTGAAGCTGATGGTTCACTATCTTTAAAATTAACTTGTCCATAAGATTCTGGCAAATACGAAAGTCTAAACATATTCCCTGGATAAACCCCTCCTACACCTTCTAATGTCATATCAATATTTATTGGCATAATAATTTCTGATTGTTGGGTTTTTAATCTTGTTGCAGGACAATCTACTAAAAGCCAGCTTATTGAGCTAACAAAATCTTTTTTTAATTTACCATCACTAAGATTATAAGGTGCTAATTCTTCTTGTCCTGCATGCGTAGTTGGGTCTAAAGTGTGAGGAAATAAATGTTCAACTTCAAAATCTTTTCCTGCATCCCGTGCTTTCTTTGCATCAGCTGCCTGTTTTGCCATTGCTGCTTTGTATTTCTTAGCAAATTGTTCTCTGCCTGAAACCCTGGTTGATGTTGATGTGTCAGACAAAGCTGTTACTACTTTATGATTCCATTCTACACTAGTCAATCCGAAATTAGACAAATTTGGAACGCCAGTAATTAATTCATGTGGATTACCAAACTCCGGATCAGGATTTTTTGGTGAATTAGGTTTAAAAAGATTCAAATTTTCAGAATCTGAATAAAATTCTCCCACAGCTTTAGCTATCTTTTCTCCTGAGGCATCAGCTGTATCAGTAAAATATTTTTTCATTGCATCTTCATCAGCATTAGATTTTCCAGACTCCGCTCCGTATCCTGCTACAATTGCAAACTTATCAGGCACAGTAGCTGTTAATGAAATATCATGAATAAGTGAACCTTCACCGTAATTGTCAAAAATATATGATTTAGCAGGTAATTGGCTTTCTTCTTTATTACAAATATCGCAAAGCCCATCAGTTGAATCGCCCTCATCCTTTCCCCTTTCTTTAATATAAAATGTACGTTGTGCGTTTGTTATAGGGAATTCATGTGCTCCAACTTCAAAATCCCAAAGATTAATACCTGCATTTAAAGATTTTGCCATTGCTAACATTCCACTTTGAATTGAGGCTCCCGGAGATGTAAATGATCTTTTAATTACACTTAAATTTACATACAAATTTCTAAGTTCGCCTTGTTCTGAAGTTTCAGTATTACCAACAGAGAACTTATAACCCCATTCCCCAAATGCCATCGCTAATTGATAATATGATCTATCCATTTTTTTAAGAAATCCATCAGGAGGATTATGAAACCATTTTTCATTGTATTTTTCTGCAATGACAAAAACTGATGGATCATAAGTTTTGAGCTGTAAATGATTTTTTATTAATACTGATGTAGTTAGTTTCTTTTTGGGATCAGTGCTTGCTTTGGGTATAAGAGATCTGAACTCTGATATTCTTTGAGGCTTTCCATTGATAATTACATTTTCTCTTGAATAATATGAGACAACATTATCCTCAAACCAACCCCATCTTACCCAAATTTCACTAGAAAAATCTCGTGCTCTGCTATATATCTTTTCTCCGTCATCATCTTCATCTTCTTCTTCGTACAAATCAGGACTACCTTCTCCATCTGATCCTTTTTTTCTTAAAATTCCAAAAATATTTTTATCAGCTGAAACCACAACTTCATAGTCACCATCAACTGATAGTTTAGCAGACTTTAACTCAGACGCTTTTTTAATATTCTCAGGAAAATATTTTGCAAGTATCTCGTAATCTAGTGTATCAATTCTTTCAACAATGTTAAACAAAGGCCTATGGGGTGACAACATACTCTCACCAAATTGAGCAAGTGTATCAACTTTTTCATTCAACTCACCATCTTCTTCAATCGCCTTTTTTACAACTGCATTTACAAACTGATCGTGTGTAAGTCTCTGAACCGGGAATGTTGATAAAGCTGACCCCTTGTCTGCTGCTACTTGCGGTATTTGTTTCTCAAATATATTTGATCCTCTTGAGAGCATTTCTGTGATACAATCAAAACCTCCATCATCTCTTTGTGACCAAGTAAATTTTGTCACAGGTCCAATAATACCACTCCAATCACCATACTGTGCAATTTCCAATGTATCCCACACAGGAGTATATTTTGTAAATTCATCATCACCCACTTTTTCTGTTTGGATATCAAAAAGATCCTTATTTAGTACAATACCATCACCTTCTTTTATTAAAAATTTTGGAATTTCCCTACTTTTAAATTTTGGATCAGATCTTACCCAACCCCAATCTAAAATAATAGTTTGCCCAGGTGACAAAAAAGAACCATTTTGATACTTTGCTAATTGTTCTAAAGAAGAGCATGCCCATGTTACAGTAGCTTTTCTAACTGCTCCACCGTACCCTTGAAATAATACATTGCAGTTGGTTATTCCTGCTTTAGGACGTAATCCTTCTAATGACGCTTTGTCTTCTGCCGTCTCATAATATGCAGTCTCAGGACCTGTAACCCTATCTGCTACTGATTTAAAATAATCATTATTGCCTGAGGGTTCTCCATCAACTTTTATATTATCTATGTTAAAACCACCATAAAGCACATGTGTTGTTTTCATTCCTGGGGATATCATTCTGACATAAGTCGTCTTTGATACTTGAGCTTCTCTAGTTAATGTATAATCATTACTAGTTTTTGCTGATCCTAACAAGCCAGATCGTAACTTTTGCTTAGAATGATGATACAAATTCATTGCATCTACTCTCGCATCTAATCCAACCTGTATATTGTGGTGTATGTTTCTTTTAAAACTTGGCATTTATTATTCCATATTTTCAGAATTAAATGACCTTATAATCTCTCCTACATCGGTGGGTATTCTGATCTCTTGAGCGGGTTTTAAACCTATAATTGAAGGATCTAGACCATTTGCCTTACTTATAATCCACCATAAGTTGACATCACCGTAGTATTTGTGAGATAGAAGATCTAATCGTTCTCCCTCAACAACAAAATGCATTATGTCAGAGTCTCTCTCATCGATTTTCGGATAAAACGTAGGCTTAAAATACCTATCATTATTTTCTGATTTTTTTATTCTTGCGTTTTTATATCTATTAAACATTATTCTTTGTACTCAAAATCTGCATTTTCGGCATTCTTTATAATTCCTTGGTCACCACCCATTATAAGTTTACTTACAGTACCTGCTGTCTTTCTAGTTGGCCCATCTTTCCAAGCAACACCTGCCTCAGTATAATGCTCACCATCTAGCCAATCTAGATTATAGTGTACACCCTTTGCCACAGGAATATTATTACCGATATAAGTAAATCCAATTGATATATCTATTTTCTTTGTAAATTGTAAACCCGCATCAGTTTCCCATGGACTCTCTGAACTTGGAAATGTTACTGAACATTCTGACAAGAATCCTAATTGATTCTTAACAATATCACCAACAGTTAATTTAATTAATGGGCCAGACGCACGGAAATAATCATCTAAATTAGGATAACACATTCCCACAAGATAGTTTACTTTTTCTAATAGTATAGGAAACTCTTGTTTTGTTTTTGGAAATATTGTAAATCCAAAACCTATTGAACGCGCTGTGTTTTGATAAGTGTAAACAGCAGTTGTTCTTCCAATATAATTTATTGGGTTCCAAGACGGCGAAATTGTATCAGTTATATCTTCAGTAAATAGTGCGCGAAATTGAATATCTTTCTTATTATAGACATCTTTAAAAATTAGTGGTACAAAATCTAAATCTGTATTTGATTCTCCGTATGGCAAAGCATTAACTTTGTCTACATGATCACCAAATACTCCAATGGCATCTTTATTTATGTATCCTTTAAAACCATAGATATCGGGAGTTGGGTTAAGCTGTGAGGGTTTATTATCTGCAGTAAACGTAGTTCTCATACCTTGATTACCTATCCCATATACTTTTTTCCTTCCATCGAACCTGATGCCACTTTCTACTTCTTTAGTTGTAGGATTTAACTTTGCATCTGCCTCCGGGCCAATATCTACTTCAATGAGATTGTTAATTTCACTTGGACTATGTAATGTTCTCTCATAATTTATCTTTTTAGTTCCGGGGTCGCTATCTTTAAGTTTTATTTCATTACCAAGATGTGAGTAACCAAGAGTAGAGTATTTATTAACTAATGTTCTTGTATCCTTTGAAAACTTTTCTAATGTATTCTCGCCGCCTAAAGCATGTTTTACTGATTTGGGTATTAATGGCTCTCTTGCTCCAACTTCTGTATTTCCAAGCATTTTTTGTCTAAGACTAGGAAATTTTTCAATATCAGCTTTTAGTGTGCCGGCATCAGCAATGATCTCTAGCTTAGATTCTTCAACACTTTCTTCATCTGCTGTAATACCTAATTGTTTGCTAGAAAAGAAATCAAACTTACCACCTGGTAGCTGTGTAATTGTTTGACCTGCTAAGGTTGGAGTACCATATTTTCTTTGAGCCTTATCATCTGAAGTCTTTCCACCATATACTAAATTTTCATTAGTCCATGCCTTTGATTGTATTATATTCATAGATGGTGCTATTGGATATGGATCATTAATACTATTCCAATAATTTGTCATAAATCCTAATGCCCAGTCTCCTGAACCAAATGCTGTTTCTTCTGGATCTGTTAAAATAAAGCTCTTATATAGATACAACATTTTTGAATCTTTATGAAAATCCTTACCATCAGATTTGTTAAAATTAACTGCATCTCCATCCGGTATCCACTTATCTAGATCATCATACCATCCAGCTCCCGGGAGTGGAAAACCTCCCCACTCTCCTCCTACACTTTTTTGTGTCATTACTGGTGTGTTCTCAGAATAACGAGGAACGCCGGCCATAATACTACCGAGTCTGTATGGCTGTGCTGTTGATCCAAATGCAACTAAATAATCAAGACTATTAAATGTATCAAAAGGTGATTCAAACCCAAATACATTTCCACTCCCAATTGTGATAGTTCCCATAACCTGCATATCTGACTGCTTTTGTACAAATCTTTCCCACATATCACCAGACTCTAATATTTTTTCGTAGTCTTTTACAATACCATCTACTGCATCTCCACCTCTTTCTATCTCTACTGTCCAACCAATATTAGGACTTAATTTTCCATAGCTAAAAGGCTCTGCATCTACTGATGTTGAACCAAAATTATGATAACTATAGGGTATCTCTAAATGACCATGTGTTGCATTCTTTCCAACACGTGCGACCTTATAACTAATTAATGTTTTAGCATCAACCATATCAGCCCAATTTGATATTATCAGACTTAATCCTTTCATTGTATCTAAATCATCACCAGTTTTAAAAGCACCCTTGCCTGTTATATCATACGATCCCTGAAAATTATCTACAGTATAATTTTGCTGTTGTGTAAGTGAATTTAATGGGGTATCATCAACATTTGGTTCAAATATTGTATCATCACCTATTAACAATGTTTTAGGATCATTAACAAACTTTCCTGATATTATATCTCTTGTACCTGTAACTGTGTAACCATTGGCTTCAAATGATTGTGGCATATCTAAGGGATCTAAATCAGAAGCATACGCGTTACTTTCAAATTGACTATCTAAAAATTTTTCTAAAATTAAATCTCTTGTGCCCTCGACTGTAGTTCCTGAATGTCCATCTTCAAATGATTGGGCTTGCTTAGCTTCAGCATTAATCTTATCATACCTCCACGATTCAATTTTTGATCCATCGAAATCCTTAAGGCCCATTCTAATCACCCTGTATTGTTGGTGCTAGCGCAAGATTATTTAATTTATCTGATACTTCTTTGTTTGTCATTGCAATATTCATAAGTGGTGCTAATCCCTCTTTAATTGCTCTTAATTCAGCAATTTGTAAAGACATTGCTTCCTTATCACTGCCTATTTGGCTTAACTTTGCCATATCTTTTAATCCTAAAAGTGTATCATCACCGGAAAATGTTTGTATACCACTGTCAGGTCGCCAAATAAAATCATTTGCTTTTTTACTTGATGCTGCTTCATCTATTGCAATAAGCTCCATGTCTTTGAATGGTGCATAGTTGAAAATTTCGAAATCTCTCATTGACATTATTATATTATTTATACCGGAGAAAATTCCATTCTTTATAGTAGAAAATAATGCTGAACCAAAATTCATCATTGCTGTACCTATGCCAGCTAATCCAGACTTTAATCCTTCCCATACAGCATTACCCATATCTTTTGTGGCTTCCCATACTGATGTAATCATAGAATCAACGATTTCACCCAAAAAGGCATTTATTTTTGGAATAATATCCCAAAGAAGCATAAATCCAGAAACGAATAGACCAACAACACTTGTGCCTATATCAAATATTATTCCAGGCAGTGCTATCAATAATTCACCAAGTGCTTTACCTATCTTTTCACTCATTTCACCTTCACCTGCAAAAATATCAGAAAACTTACTAAATAAGGCTGTAATTCTATCTACTAAGGGCTTTACTGCGCCCCAAACACCTGCGAACCAATTCTTAAAAGCTTGAGCAAATCCAGGTGGCATTTCCATTGTAGCCATTTTCTCTCCTATCCAGGCTCCAATTCCTGCCCCAATTCCCAGACCAACAGGACCACCAATTGCTCCTAATGCTCCACCAATAATTCCACCAATTAAAATTCCTGCTCCTTGTCTCTTTTCCGTCTTTCTTTCTTCACCTGTCTTATCTGATCCCCATCCCATAAATTTACTTGCCCCTCTAAATAAATCTATTGCAACTCCTATCCATACAGCCAACTTTCCGAATACTTTACCAAATGGACCTTTAAAAAAACTCGATACTTTGGCAGCATACTTTGCAAATCCAAGTTTTATTTTACTGAGATATCCAGCAATTTTCGTTGCTATTTTTCCGTTTTTGCTAAACATTTTGGAAGAATCATTAAAATATGCACTCATTTTTGTGATTCCCAAAGAATCTTTAATTCCCTTACCAATGCCTCCCATGAAAGCAGTTGCATCCATTCCTGCTGCTTTAAGTCCAGCAATTATTCCAGCTTTCATAGCTTTGAAACCCAAGAGACCAACCAAAGCTTTTGTAAGCCCACTTATTAACCACTTTAAACCTCCGGGAGTGAGCTGAAATAATATGTCCTTAAGCGTCTTGTTTCCTTTTTTCTGAAGCTTCAAAGCTGGATCAACTTCTCCTCCGCCGCCTGCGCCATATCCTATCATTTTAGATAAATCCTCTGTGCTCATTCCAACAGCTTCTGCAAGAGCTTGACGTTCAATAGCATTCATTGCCAAAAATTCTTGTTCGCTACCTACCTGAGCAACGATCTCTTTCATAACACCCTCTAAGTCATTACTTAGTGCTAACTGTCTAGCTTTATCTAAGTTTAATTCTCTACCAATTAGTACAGATGCCTCAAACTCAGATGCTATAGATGATTCAAGATTAAGAAGTGAATCTGCCGCAGAACCAGCTGTCTTTAAATTGATTCCTAATTTGTTTGCCATTGTCGCTGCTCTTGCTATTGCATCTGCAGAACCATCTGTAAACTTAGCAATTTCCTCAGCACTACTAGCGATATCATCAAATACTTCTTTTGGAATACCACCAGCGCTTCTAACAAATTCCTCCATTCCCAGAACCATTTGGTTAGCTGAATCTCTGGTGAGGTCTGTATTCAACATTAATATTTCCTGCATCTCTGCTAATGTCTGTGTTGATGCCCCTGTAGCTCTTGCCATCCATGCAAAATTCTGTGCTAGATATTTTGCATCATCATTCATCATAGTAATATCACTCGCAGCTAAAGCAATATCCTGTCTTGCACCAGATAATCCCGCGTTTAAACCAAACATTGCAAGTCCGAATTTCTTCCAACCGAATGCCATCTTCATTGTGTGCTCAGTAGAAGTCCCTAAATTCTTTTGCATTGCTTCAGCAGTTTCTGCTACCTTTTCCATTCCAGCACCAACTGCAGAGATTGCTACTGCTAATAGATTAGCTCTGCCTTCAGCAGTAGTTATATGTTTAGCAAATTCTCCACCTTTGATAGATGCTGCAGAAACACCTTTTGCATTCTTTTTATTAGCTGCAACTAAATCCTTCATCATATCTAAGTTTTCACCAGTTACCTTACCTTGATCTTCTAATGATTCTAGGTAATCAGCTGCCTGCTCATTTAACTCTGCCATTTTATCATCAGAAAACTCTGTGATTCCTTTAGCCATTTGTTCAATTTCTAAATTAACTCCAGATAATTTTTCTATAAGTTCGACTGACTTTTCATTTCCATCATTTAGTGACTTATTTAAATCAACTCCTATCGCTGTTATAGTAGCACTTTGAATTTCGAACCTGTCCCCTAATTTTTTACCTTTCTTTTCAGCATCTTTCATAGCTTTGCCAACTTTATTACTAAGAGTTTTACCCCATTCTTCAGCTCCTTCTATTAACGCTCCTGTTCCTTTCTTTGCTTCCTTATAATTTTTTTTGTAATCTTTTAATAACTCTTTATGTTTAGCTCTCTGTTCTGCTAAGCTAAGATTAATTTCTTTCGCCTCTTCACCAGTTGTTTCCAAATATTCGGCTTGCATCTTTTCATTCTTTGCAATTTCCGCGGAGAGGTCCCTTATTTCCTTTTTAGATTGAATTATGGTTTTAAGTTCTTTTTTATCTGCTTGTGGCATAATTTAGCTAAGCTCTTTGCTGTTTAAGTTGTTTTGCAATCTGTGCTTGCATTTCAGGAGAGAGTTTTTCTATCTTCTTTTCAAATGCTTTCTGTAACTTTAGTTCAGCTTTTCTAACTGCTTCCATTTCATCATCTACATCATCAAACTCTTTTGTGTCTATTCCGAGTGCTTGTTTAATTTTATCGCCGTTGGCTGCCAATGCCCTTCCTGCAACGTAAGCTGCCATATTTCCTGCAAAGGCTTTTAAGAATGATTCATCAATTTTTTTAGACATTGTCTATCTCCTGAGAGTTAATAGTATTCTATTGATAAATATTTGGAAAAAAGGTTTTTATCGCTTTCGCTTTGATGCCTTGTCTATTTTCTCTTGTTCAGTCTTCTTTTGTTTGACAAGTTTATCAGTATAAAATCTTCGTAGATATATGGGCATATTGTACACATCACTAAATGTGAATCCGCCCTCACTAAAATAAATTAGATTAAATATGCCCTCATGTACAATGGGCCGGTATTCAGGCGTTACCGGGAGGGCCAGAAGAAATTTGCTGCTATTGGTAGTTCTATTTCAGAAATCTCACCACACATTCCACAATTAAAGTGTGTTGTGAAATCTATATCTGGCATTAATTCTGAATAGTTATCTCTATAGGATTTAGAATCTACAGCAAAAAATTCATTTTCAATAAAATCATTGATGTATTTTACTTCTTTATTGCCGTCAACAGAAACTATTTGTTTTCTTAATCTCGTAGTAACTTCTTTTGTACGACCACCCATAGTCTTCTTCATTTTTGCGATCTCATTAGAAGCATCAGCCTCATCCTTATGGGTCATAAATTTATATTCTACTTTTCTTTTAGACTGAGGAAGCTCATACTCAAATACATTATTATTATCATATTGTTTCTCATCAATTTCCTTATGTTCAAATGATGTCAAATCATACTCACAATCCTTCTCAGTTTCGCCGCAATCAGGACATGTTGTATCAACACTGTACATCTTTCCATAACCAAAAACTCTAGCTGCTATCATAATAGCATTCTTATCACCTATCATGAGTTCATTTAATTGGACTTTAGATGCGATAAGAGACTTGAGAAGTTCATCTAATACAACTCCCTTCTGTATTAAGTTCTGTGAAGTGAGTATGTCCTCTTCCCTTGCAGTCATGTATTTTATCTCTATTGTTCCACCACTGAGTACGTGTCCTTCTGGATACAATAAACCCTTACTGGGTAAATCCACTACTTCCGTAGGGAACCCCTGTTGTTTTTCAGCCATTATAACTCCTTATTGTTTTGTTCTAGTTACAACTGTTGTCTTTTCTCATCAAAAACAGAATGCCACAAATGTATTTGATGATGTTTGAAATTTTAGAATTGCAGTATTGCGTAATCGTATCTAAGTGTGCATGTCATTTCTACTGGATCGGACGTTGCCCAATCTAAATCACCAAAAGTAGCAGACTGAATATAGGCACCTACGAGTTGCCATTCTTCTATTATATCTCCTACTGGTCCCAGTAGATTAAATGTGATATTTTTCTTATAAAAATCTGAATATCCATCACGACCAGTTACTGATTCGTGAGATAATCGTACCCATTCCATAACAGCTTGTGCTGCTGAAGGTACAATTGGATCATACATAGTTATATCAATAGTTTGCCATTCCCCCTTACCTTTTATATACCGCTTTACGTTTATGTGATCAAGCGTAACTTCTTCAAACTCAATGCTTGGTCGGCTAGCGGCCTTAATAGTGTAAGCTGGAATGCCCTCAATGTACATGATAAAGCGATTCTGAACCTTTGGTTCGAATTGCGTAAACATTACGTCATTAGGATCAATCAATTGTGGCATTCTAGTTCTCCTGTTACAATTTTATCGATAATAAATATCATTAAACAAGAAAAAATTACAGATAAAACGAAAAAGCCCAGAGGTTTAGTCTGGGCTTCTAAGTATTTTTAGATCAGCTTATGCTGGAAAGCTTGCTCCTGTTGGTTGTACGACAAAGTCTAATACAATAAACTCAACCGAACGAGCAGGTTGCAGATAAATCTGACCAACCAACTGATTACGATCGATAACGTCCGCTGTATTATTTGTATCGTCCATTACAACTCTAAAAGCAGTCAAGCCTTGATTTGATTGTACTGAATCTAAATAAGGATTCACGATGTTTAAGAAGCGATTCCTCGTAGCAACTGTATTGTTTTCAAACAATAAGTAACGAGAAGAGCTAGCAATAAACTTCTTAATCCTTATAAGCATTCTACGTACATTAATACGATCAAGTGCTGATGGTTTTGCTTGCAATGTTTTTTGACCAAAAACTACAACTCCCTGTCCAGGGAATGATGCAATTGGATTAACACGTCCTTCATAGAGAATATCTCTTTCAGCATGTGTCAATCTTGTTTTTGCTTCTAAAACATTAGATAAGCCACCGCGATTAAGACCTGCAGGTGCAAACCATTCATGTGCAACTCTATCATTTTGAGAATACACACCCGGTATTACTACTGAAGGTGGTACCCAAGTTGGTAAATTAATACTATCATCAAGTACTTTTACCCACGGATAATAAGTTGCTGCATAATTTGTATCTAAGGTCTGAACTGCGTTAGTACATGCAGATATTCCATCACCCCATGCAGAGTTATCAAATATGTAAAATGCATCGCCTCTACTCTTAACCATATCCATACCATGATTAATTGGATTAGGATGTAGTGTGTAGATTAAACCAGGTGTAGCGAGTAGATTAATATCAAACTCATCCTGATTGCTTACAGCATTCATTGCCATCTTATACGCTTTTGATCCACTTGCCGCTGAAGTTGAACAATCAAATCCTTGCTGATTAACTGCAGAAATGTCTCCTGCTGTATTCTTTGTATTCGCTGGATTTGATCCGTCAAAGCCACCTTGAAAAGCAACTGTGAACTTATGCTGTGCCACATTTGATGTGCCTAGTGCAAGAAATACTCCAGTACCAGCAAATGTTGCAGATCCACCAAAATCAGCTGCTTTTGCATCAGCATGACCTGTTACGTCATTAAGACTGAAAGTCGCATTAGTATATGATTTAGCCGTGGTACCTACTGGTGCAAGATAAGTTCTATTATCAGCAGAAGAGAAATTAAAGCCATGAAATGCTGTAGTATCAAATTCTCCTGTGTTGCCATTTTGCTGTGTAGTTGTATAGCCCGCGGGTGGTACATCAAACTGATTAGTTCCTTCTGACGCAGTCGTATATGAATTTATCATCTTTCCATGTCCAAACGGTACGTTTGATTTAACACCACCAGCTTTTACATCAGCATGTGGTGCAACATAAATGATTTTTGACATATTCGGCCAGTCACCATTGTAAGTTAATTTACCATCAGAGTCAATAGATACCCATCTATCACCAATTTTGCGAGCAAAATAATTTGCCGAATTTGGATCTAAATTAAGATTATCCCATTGTTCTACAATTGTATCATCACTTTCCTTCCAAGTTAGTCCATCTATTTCTCTAACTTGTAATGAAAATGATCCCCAATCAGAACCTGCTACCTCAGCTGGTGGTTTTACATTAGTTATACCAATTTTATACTTACGATGTGTATCAAGCTCACCATGTGATCTCATGTATATTTTAAAAAGATCTGCTGTTGCACCATCAATCTTTTGAGATGTTATGTATGGTGTATAAGCATTCTGATAATCTTGACTTAAAGCTATACTCTGTATCGATCCTGTTACGACAGCTGACGCTGAAGCATGTGCACCTACTGCTGCTTTATATACTTTATATAAATAGAATGGTGACGTCTTTCCATTTGCCTTTGTCGCGAGTGGATTTCCACTAAAAACGTTTTCAATGTAATTAGCATTTGCTGCAGTAAATGAACACGATACTTGAAAAGATCCAGATTCTACATTGAATGCACCCATTGTTCCTTCAACTGTTCCTCCAGAAAATCCATTATCTGGATTGGAATTTGTTGCACTTGGTGCCAATACTGCGTATGTACGATAATTACTAGATCCGGATTTGTGTCCGCCTATATGCATAGCTGCAGCTGTATATCCGCCCAGCCCTAATACTCTAACTATCGTTACCGTTCCGGCACTACGTAAGTACTCTCGTACTGTAAATGGGACATATAAATCTTGAGAAAGTTCCCCGAACATCTCCTTAAAAGCATTAAAATTGTTTACTACTGTCGGTACAAATGCAGGTCCTTTTTTAGTTGGTCCTATAATTGCAGCGCCAATTTCAGCAATGCCTTGTGGGAGGAACGAGAGATCCTTTTCACGAGTAAATACGCCCGGTGATACTATTCTCTCTGCCATTTGAATTCTCCAGGTTATTTTTTTATTTTTTTATAAAATTAATTCAATAATTCTAAAAATAAATATACACTAAACATATGAAAAGTTAAAAAGAAACAAAAGTTAATCTGAATAGATTAAATTAAGCATCTTTAGCAGGTGCTTTAGTTACTACGTCAGGTGTAGCAGGTATATCAGCAGGTGTGAAAATTCCTGTTGCAGGATCTAGTTGTCCGACACCATACTTTTCATTAAAGCTTTGAGCAAGTGTTTGTTCATTACCCTGAAGTGTTTCTAATTCAGTTAACAAAGTATCTTCAAGATCATTTAATGATTCTGCTTGTTTTTCATGTGCAACTTGCTGCATCTTTAAATTACCCATTCTCATCTGGATATTTTGATATGATGTTTGAACATCAGCCAATGATTGCATTTCTTCATCAGTGAATTTGACTTCTTTATTATCAGCCATTATTAAACTCCTAATTAATTGTTATGTTATTAAAACAGTTATAAAACATTCTATTATATATATATGTTAAAAGTTGAAAAATGTTTTTTATTTAGAATAATTATCCTTCAGATCCTGATGGGGGATTGTGGTACCATACTCCAGGAGTGTCTAAAACACTTTGAATTTCAGACCACGTAAATGATCCGGACTCTCCTGATCCATTCACCATGCTAGCATTTTTATCTGCGGATGATGATACTCTTGTCGTGAGTGATTGAACTGCACTTGGCATATCACCATCCCACTTAGCAAGAACATATGACCCTGTTATATTAGTTCTGCAGAGTGCTGGCTTATCTAAAACAGTATTCCAATCAAAGCTTCCTGTTTCAGATACATTAAAAATTGTATACCTTCTATTTTCCCAAGCCATTATAACCTCCAGTTAATAGTTAAACCTATCTTTGTTAGCATTATACATTTGTCTAACTTCAGCATCAGATAATATCCTATTAAAATTATACCACGGACCTATATCCCCTACCCAACCACTCATATGACTAGATCCTTTCCGGACTGAACCAATATGAAAGTTATATGTATTTGTATTGAATGGTCGATTTGCAGAACTTGAGTTTGAAGCTGATCCCCAATCTCCACAATCTAAAGAAAAGTTTCGAACAGATGTGCTAACGTTTCTGTAAGTCCACATATGCCACATAGCATCTAAATCTTTTTCTATTGTACATATTCTAGCGGATGAGCTAGTCCCATATTCGTACCACTGCGGTTTTAACTTCGATGCGGTGTAATAAACCTGGCCGAAGCTACTATAGTAACCATTATTACTAGAGCCACCCCATCCGCCAACACCACGCGTGGTAGTATTAGCCTTTGAATGTCTAGCCCATATGATGAATGTACCGAAATTAATTGATGGTAAATCTGTATGTGTAGATGCAGCCATTTCCCAATAATCACTGCTACCATCATATGTATCATATCCTTTGAGATGCGCGTGTGCTGTCTTTGACCCATAAACTGCTAATCCAGTTTTAGCCAAACCTTTACTTTTCACAGCAAATTTTTCTGAATAGCTATCAGGTAGGTGATTATACCACACTTCAGAACCGTAAGGCATTGAAACAGGTGACAACTGATCATAAAGATGTGTCAATCCTGTTGTTACAATCGGCTTTGATCCTATGTTTACACTCATTTTATTGTGCTCCTTTTAAAACTCATTTATTGTTAATAAATATATCAATACTTTTCATTTATACTAAAAATATGAACCGCTAACTTCATTGGCGATCCAAAATACCTCGCAATTAGGACAAAATGATCCTGTTATAAAGTCACCTTTTTCATCATCATATCCTTCATGAGTTGAAGTAACTTTTAATAATGATCCAGACTGTGATCCACTTGTACTTATAATTCTATAATCTGTCTCTGTACAAACATACATCGATTCAGATACTTGTGTTGTGCCATCACAACTTCCACTATGTATTAAACTCATATTTTTATCCTGTGACGTAAATGCCTAAATACATTCTGTATACATGAGAACCGTATCCATA